GGTTAACCCTGTCGTTGATGTTTGCCCGTTGTAGCGTTGAATCCAAATCTGAATGGGTCTGGCCTGCGTAATCTTGTTGGGGATTGTGGCGTAGGTAGAAACGCTGATACGAGTAATGGTCAGATCAGCCTGAGTTGAGGCGATGTTTCCGCCAGTACGAATGACATGCTCCAAAAGGTCAATGGTGTCGTTGGGTAGAGGGTAGGTGTTCTGACCCTGAACCAAGTCAATCGTGCCGGTCTCAATTGTCCACAGATTGATGCCACGGTTGGCCCAGTCAGCAAACATGATGTTTAAACTGCGTCTAGCTGTACGTAGGTCATACCCGGTACGCAACTCACCACCGGCGCGTTCAAACGCCTCCTCGACCAGTTCGGTGAGGTCTAGGTTGAAGCTTGATGCGCCAGAGGTATTTGCCATGATTATCTTTTTGCAGTCTTCAAGGATTGTTTAAACGCATTTGCTGTCGGAGCGCCTTTGCTGCCAACTTTGCGCATCTTCTCGCCAGAGCCTGCGGCAATCCTTTTTCTCTTTGCGTTGATGTTGGCATACAAACCGGGAGGCCCGCCTTCCGCATACACGTCCTGTGACTTGCGGCGAACAGCCTTCTTCCCCGGCATCTTCTTCGGGTTGATATTGCCCATGCCGCGAGAAGCCATCATTTGATGATTTTCCCGCGAGTCTTGCCGCGCTGGGCGCAACCATCAGCACGACTGGAAGCAGTCATACCACCCTTGGCAAATGGTTTACCCATTTCCGTTTTGGTGGTTGGAGCTTGCTTGGCTTTTTCTTGAGCCTTTTTGTCAGCGGCCTCTTGAATAGCAGACTGAGGCACAGGAGCATTTGTGCCGCCTGTTTTGGCTTCTTGGCGGTATTTAGCCGCCTTCTTTTCTTCTTCAGTCATGCCACCTCCGGCGTAATCATCACTTGTACGAGGCGATCTATCGCCAGACCCGTAATCTCTTCCCCTTGGCAAACCAAAACCCACCTCGCCAGAAAACTCCGATGTTTTTTCTTTTTCTTTGTAATCTTTGGCTGATCGGCTACCTGTCACACGCCCATCACCAAGCCAAGGAGTCTTGGTGCTTACTTTGCCAGCACCAGCCCCACCGCCTTCAAGTAACTGATCGTCTGTAGGCTTCTTGCCGATTTTTGCCATGATTCACCTCAATACATTTTGCATTTGGTTTTGCCGCGAGTGGCAATACCATCAGCACGGCTGGAGGCAGTGGAGACCTTGGAAGTCATGCCGCCTGAAGCCATTTTTTTGATTGCGCCGCCAGCAGCACGACGACCACCAGATGCACGCATCTTATCTGCACGCAATTGTTTTTCTTCACGCTTCCTAGCATCTACAACAGCAGCAGCACGCGAAAGATTCTTGTACGCATCTGTTGCTGTTGAATACTTCTTCGAAGCCGTTTTTATATCGCCTTTGTTTGCAAATTTATTGGCGTCTGCCTGAGCAATCTTTGCATTTGTCTTTGCAGTGTTTTCGTTTCGTATGGCATCTGGCACATTTGAGGCTGGCATTGAGCTTTGCGCCCCGGTCAGCAGATCACCACCTTCATAGTTTGCAAAAGGATCAACCTTTTCCTTTTTAGGCGCTGGCGCGGGTTTTGGCAAGTCCATCCCATTCGTCGCGTCACCTACGCCCCGGTTGCGAGCCACCTGACCCGGCGTGTCGTTACTAGTTACAGGGTTGTATGCTGAACTAGACTTTTCAACTGGTTTAGGGCCAGACACGGCTTCTCTTTGCGCGTCTGTTCGGGCTTTAGACGATTTTTCTTCGTCAGCAGTCGCAGAGGGGCCTGTTGCGTCCTTGCCCCTAGACATCATATAGGCTGCGCCCGCAAGTGCAGCAAGACCAGCTAATCTTCCAACGTTTTTTGCCATGATTTACTCCTTAGCAGGCTTTGCCGCCCATTTTCATACCCATTGGCTTAGAGCCAGACATCTTGACCATTGTTCCTTTGGAGATGCCGCTCTTTTGAACGGAATGCTCACCCTTGCCTTTAGAGCCGCCGGAAGGCACTTTGCCCATTTTGGCTTTGGTGATGCCACCGTTTGCCATTTTCTTCATGCCAGCTTCTTTCATTTCATGCTTGACCATAGACTTGGGTGCGCCTTTGGCTTTCATAAAACCAATCTCTTTTTTGACCATTGCTTTGGATTCTTTCATTTCTCCACCCTTTTTAAAAAGTTCACCCTTGCCTTGATTGGTCTTGGGTTTGTTGACTGTCTGAGAATCAGCGCGGGTTTTTGGCCCATACTTCATGCGCTTGCTTGCCCCGCTGAATTCTTTTGCAACCTTCTGCGGGATACCTGCCTGCTTCGCAAATGCCGGGTTGTGCGCCGCAGCGTCCATGAATTTCTTTTGCTTAAGACTTGTTGCTGGCATCACTTCCCCGCTTGAATAAGCTGGTCAATTTTTGCTTCAAGTCGATTAAAGCGTTGGTCAATGTGGTCAGTATTCTTTGAACTTCTGCGTTAGTTGCGTAATCACGGGCAATCTCCTCGCGTGTGATGTTTAAAAGACGTTCGATGCGCTTGACATCCTCAAACTTTTCTCGGATGAAAAACCACAATGCCCCCATGATGAGGGATAGTGCAGCAGACCAGATTGTTGCGATGTCCATTAAACAAGCCTACCCTTTGTCTTGCCTTGGATGGCACATCCATCAGCACTGCTGACGTATCCACCATCTGCGCAGTTCCACGCACGAAGGCTCTTGTTAATCCTTGAATCCGGATCGGTTGCGGTCTTGGCGCTGGTCAACTTCGCTTTCATGCCTTTCATCCGGGCGCAGAAAGAGTCGCGGCGACTGCCGCCCTTTGGCTGAGGTGGCTTCAACCCGGGTTTCCCCGGATTTGCTGCGTTGTAGGAAGCTCGTCCTTTGGCGTTCAGGCCGCCTTTGGGACTCTTCCCTTCCGCCCGTTGCCATGCGGGTGACTTAGCCATAGTAAATCTGCGCTGCGTCAATAGCGCTCATATAGGCATAAATTCCATTTTTTGCCACTACGCCTTCGCCGGGAATAAGCGGAGCATTTTGGAACTCGTCCGATGAGTGCGTTTCGTAGGTCATCAGCCAACGATTTACGCCACTGACATAAACCGCTGCCGGAGAGCCTGTGATAGTCCCAGTATTGATGTCTGTGATCGTAAACGCATCTGCGGTTGTTACAGTAATGGGGTAATTTCCATCAGTAGCAGCGCCGCCAGAACCAGCATCAAAGTGAATACCAACAACAGTGCCGGTTGTTAGCCCATGCGCAGTTTTTGCAATCGTTACAGTTGTGCTGCTGCGTCCGTAAGTAACGCTTGAAGTTACTGGGGCTACGGTTGTATCAAACAAAACCAAAGTCCCACTACCGCCATAAAAAGAAACGCCTTTTACGCGGTTGCGTCCAAGCACAAAAAACCCGCTTTGGTTTAAATGCCCTTGTTTTACGTCATACTGCATCGTCATTTTGCTGCTCCAGTTCTGGTGCTTCTATCCTGTTTATGAGCATCTTGTACGCTTGGATCGTGGCCTGAGATTGAATCAAAAAGGTTTGGGCTTTCTGTGCTTCAGTCTCTAGGTCACGTATCTCAGACTCCAAGAATTCCTTGGTAATCTGCATCAAGCCACCGCACTTGCGACGACCAAGAAGTAATCAGAGCCAGCAATACGAACCTTGATGCCGCCAGCCAAAGTGCTTGAGCTAGTAGCAGCAGTGAACAAAGTGGCAGCAGGGCCAGTTTCAATGTTCAACAACTTAGGGATTTCACCAGTGTTTGCACCGCTGTCAGACACTCGAATGAAAGCTGCTGTGGTGGGCAAAGAGGCGTTGACAGAATAGTCTGTGTCCAACTGAAGAACAGCCAAAGTGCCGCCGGGAGCAGCTACGGAGCCGCCCAAGGTTGCACGAATAGCGTTAGCCGCGCCAGAAATTGAACCGCCTGTGTTGATTGAAGTAGAGATGTGCGCACCGTTGATTGTGCCGCCTGTAGCAGCATTTGCACCTGTGACTCGGGTCAAAGCACGAAAAGTTTCGCCTGAACCAGTAGAGGTAAAGATCAATCGGTTGTACGACAGGCGCGTATCGCCAGTGGTAGCTGAAGTCGTAGCGTAAGACTCGGATACGTTGCCAGCAGTTGTTTCCACAATGGGGTTGGTGGCGGTTCCGCCCACAAAACCATTAAGAGAAGAGACTGGGCCGGAGAAGGTTGTCAATGCCATGATATTTTCCTTACATGCAAGTTAGGCGTATCTGTCTGCATGTCGTCAGCCGGGACTGTCAGATACACCGGAAAGCCCGGAATGTTTGCAATATACACCATTTAAACGCAGTCAACAAGAGTTTAAACGCAAAAAAGGGAGCCGAAGCTCCCTTCCCTTGGACGACCGGGAACTCCCAGTCCATCTATCAGGCAGTACCTGAAGACCCAAACATACCCAGAGGGTCAGACCATCCGAAGCTGTAACGCTCACGGGCCTTGTAACGCACGTTGCCGGTGTCGAAGTCGCCGTCCATGCTGTTGACCAGCGGTGAACGAACAAAGTGCTTCAGACCGTTTGGCACGTCTGTAGTCAAGAACCAAGCATTGGTGTCTGTCAAATAGTGATTGACAGTGTAGCCGCCGGGGATTGCACCCATTTGCTTCAATGCGTTGATGTCGTTGTCTGCGGTTGCAACTCGTAACTCAGTGTCCAACAAGCGTTTAGCAGTGAACATCAAGTTTGGAGGAACAATCAGCTTGACAGGCTTGGCTGCAATCAACAAACCACGCTCATCAGTCCAAGCAGCGATCTGGATAACGGCGGCTTCCAAGGAAGTCTCGTTCAAATCAGCTTGAGTAGAGGGAGTGTTGCTGTTGACACCGCCAGAGATCAAGGGGTGGCTGGTATTAAACAAAGACACGCCGTCGCCACCGGGGTAGCTAGAGCTAAAGCCATTGTTCAGGACGGCAGCAGCCTTGACCTGTTTGGTGTAAGCCATAGCACGAGCCAATGACTTGGTGTAACGAGACGACAAGCTGTCGTACAAGTTATCTTCAATCGCTTCTTCAGTGATTGAGAAACCCAAGGCAATGGTTTCGTGTGTATAGCGGGTTGAC